ATCTGACGCGCGAGGAGTTCAAGCTGCTCCGTAGCGCGGTCGCGCCGACCGACCACCTGGCGCTGTTTGTAGAGATCGCCATCGCCACCGGCGCCCGCAAGTCGGCGATCTGCCAGATGAAGTGGTCGCAGGTAGACTTTGATCGCAAGCTGGTAGACCTGCGCGGCGACGGCGGGGCGGCGAACAAGCGACGCGCCGTCGTGCCAATGACCGACAACTTATATGATCGGCTGCGTGAGGCAAAGTCGGTTGCGGTGACTGATCACGTCGTCGAATATAATTGCAGCCCAATCAAGCGCATTGACATCGCGTTCCGCCGGCGGGTTAAAAAGGTGCCGCAGCTTGCTGACGTGACGCCGCACGTTTTGCGTCACACGGCGGCGGTCTGGATGGCGGAAGGCGGCGTACCGATGTCGCAAATCTCGCAATTCCTTGGCCACACAAACACCAAAATCACTGAGTCTGTTTATGCGCGGTTTAGCCCCGATTTTCTGCGCCACGCTGCAGTGGCCCTAAACATATGAAGGGGTCTACTGTGTTATTTTTGTCACAGTTTTATGTTCAAGTGAACATATTGCACTGCACAATAGTTTCCGCTAAGGCATTGAAAAATTGGTCGGAGCGGCCAGATTTGAACTGACGACCCCTTCACCCCCAGTAATGACAGGCATACGGAAGTTATTGGAAACTAACAGACTTTAGTGGAAGGCAGCGCCTTAAAGTGAACTTGCAACCCCTTCACTCAGTATAGTGAAGGGGTTGCGACACCTAGCGCCAATCCGATCCCTTCACTTTCCAGACAAGACCGGTGATAAGCTACCTCCCAAGATGGCCAGCGATGACCCCGATAACGCCTGTCAAAGTCATCTTTAAAAGTGTGATCACGCTCTCGTCTGGCGGTCTATGCTCACGGAGAGCGATGTAATAATCACCAACAATGATGACGGTCAGCAGCAGGAAAACGCCAAAGATCATGGCGATAACCATGATCTCTTTTGCATGCTTCATTTCGCTGCCTCTGTGTCAGATAAAAACAATACTCTCTCGGCTTCTCGACGTCGCACCAAGCCCGCCAAGCGGCGTCCTGCGGCAAACACCCATCGGGGGAACTCGTCGGCGGCTCTGAGATAATCTTCGCGCATAATCTTACGCCGAAGCGTACTGCTCTGTAGAGCGCCCGAGCCGAGATTGAAGCTGAATGAAACAAGCGCATCATACTGGCCTTGCGTTAGCGGCACCGGACATAGCCGATGCACCGCGCGTTCAAACCTAACTAAGTCACGCTTGAGCAACGCCTCGCCTTCGGCCAGGGTAATTGGTGGCGTGTCTGCTGTGATGCCGGCTGTACTGCCAAAACCCTGAGTCCAAATTTGGGAGGGGCAAAGGTAACTTTCGGCGCGAAACCCTTCAAAATGTTTGATCAGGTCAATACCGATCTGGCTAATATTCACTTCCGAGCCATCGCCCGGCTGCCGAACCAAAATGAGATAATAGCTGCTAAGAGACTGTTAAACTGGTCATCACCAATTAGCGGCAGCGCCTGATATACCGCCATACCTTCAATTACAATTAGCGCATAAAGACCGGCGCCCTTAATCGCTATAAATGTGGCCACCAGCAAGTAGGTAATCACAGGCCGGACGCTGCCGCGCAAGTTGTCAATAAATGTAGAAGCCTTAATAGAGCTGTCGTGGCGATAGATCGCTTTCGACTGGGCTACATCTGCTTTTGCGTTTATTTCCTCAAGCTTGAGGTGGCTGCCCAGGCGCATCTGTTCCATCTGGCGGTCAATAATAGAGAGTTCATGCGCTCTATCTGCCCGCTCTTGATAATAGTCAAACGCCCTCGGCGCTAGCGCCGATAGAAACCCAAGCAAACTCCCCAAAAGCGTCAGCATGAAATTTCCTCGTCAGATGTTTGTATGGTCTCTGATATCCAGCAGCCAGCGGCGTAAAGCGTTTCAGACAGCGGTGATCCTTCCTTACCTCGACCGACAATAAAGACCTCGCAGACACGGTTGGTTTCTGGGTCATGGCTGATTGCGATGTCGAACTGATCAAAGCTCTTGATCTGTGTCGGACGTCGGTTTTTGAGACTTCTTTGCATTGCTTCTCCGCGACCACTCCGGGTCCAAGTCAACGTGGCCATCGTGATGGACGATCATCAATTTGACGCCTGCCTTGAGCTGATTATATGAAAGCCCCTCAGGTCTTCCGCTCTCGATGCCCTGGTAGCGAACTTCGAGCATCAATATTTGAGCTGGCCGCGACCCTTGCATTTTGATCGCAACGATGTCGGCCGGGGAGTGCGATTGAAAGCATTTGAACACGTACCAGTCGCGGCTGATTAGCCACGCGATTGCGATGGCTTCCCCACGCGCACCAGTGCGGTGCTTCATAATTGACATTTTAGATTTTGAGTTGCTCTAACAGCCATGCGCCTGCAGCCAAAAAACCGGCCAGTAAAGCGCCGATCTTGATCAGCAGCCAGCCAGCACCTTTGCCGATAGCTGCGATCTCTAAAAGTTGATCCACTTTTAATTCGATCCGCTCTAGCCTTCGCTCTTGCTCATCAGTGCGGGCTTCGAGGCGAGCTAGGCGTTCTGTGTCGGTCATTCGGCTTGCTCCGCTGCAAACACAAGGGCATCAACTTCTTCTCTAATTTCAGGCGCGACCTTTCCAACATTTGCTAGTCTGGCGACCCACCTGGCGACTGACTTCTCTGTGAACTTTTGCGGTGATTTAGTTAGCCAACCAACAAAGGCAGGATTTGTGATAAGCCTGGCGACAGCCGCCGAGCCCAACACTGTACCCGCCGCAACGGTCGCGCCGGATACGATGGTTGTACCTAAATCCACCTCCGGCAGGGTGTTAGCACTGGGCAACAATCCACCAAAAAGGCCGAGCGCTGATAAAATGACACGGCCACTGTTGCTTGTATTATACAGCTTGTCGGCGTCTTTAATGGCAGACGACACAGACACCAACCGATCTAAGGCCGGGCGCAGGTCGGCATATCTACTACCTCCAAAGAGGGCTCGTTTTGCCCCGCCACTCAACGCGCTGTAGTTTGTCAAAAACGTGGCAGCACTAAATTCGTTGGCTTGTTCCAACGCACCCGATGCGCCTTGTGCGCCAGGTCTAGCACGCCCGACTCGGTTAATGACCGTGCCGACCAGGGCGTCATATGTCACCCGCCCCTGTTCTGTTTTACTTAAAGACCGGCGCAGCCCCTGGAGCGTAGATCCGCCTGTCCGGGCGCTACTCATTAACGAGTTAAAAATCTTATCTGGCGCGTCTGAGTTTAAAACATTCTCCAGGGCCTCTATTCTCATCCCCACCAGCCTGCGATATTTTTGCGCCCTTTTTAGGCGTTGAGCTCCACCAGGAAATTGGGATGCATAGCTATCAGCTATTTCACTCAGCTTGGCATAAATCGCTTTGTCGGCTTCTATTTGCGACCCCGACCCATTGTAAGAAACCGGGTTTATATCCCGGCCTATGTTAGTTCGGATTTGTAAAAGAGCCCCTATGTCGGTGGCACCGCTTTGGATGCCCTCCAATATCCGGTCAATACGCGCAATGTTCGGGCGGTAAGTCTCCTCTAAATCAGGACTTTTTGCTGACTGCTCGGCAAAATCAGATCGGAGGGCAATAAGCGATCGTATATCCGCCGATTTTACGGGCTCGTTTTCGGGAATGACATCATACGCTTTATCGTAAAGCTGGCTCGTCGTTTTTTTGGTTTCGTCGATGTAATTCTTGAACCCAGAAAGCACTCGAGGGCCAATGCTTGCTTCCTCAACCTCGCCGCCCAATTGACTGGCCAATGCTCTTTGCTCTGTCTGCAGCGCTTCACGCTCACCCTGCACAACACGTTGCATAACGCCAGACCCGCCAGGGAACTGCCCCGCTGCCTGTTCAATATTTCCAAGCGTGGATGATCCGGTCACAGCAGATGGCCTCGGGTTCATGCCCAAGGCCCGCATTTGTTCCAGACGAGCCGTGGCGTCTGGTGTTAAATACCGCATCGCAGCGGAGGCTGGCCGCCGTAACCCCTTCTCAATAGCTTGGCCGCCAAGAACACCTAGCTTCTCGCCAATGGCGGCTGTGCCGGCGGTGACACCTGCATCCAGCAGCCGCTGGCTAGTTGACCGGCTGTCAGACGTGGCGCCGATTGATGTCAGGTATTGGTTGACCGCCTCACGCGCTGCGGCTGATCCAAGCCCGTAGCCAGCGAAAGTAGCTACACCTGGTGCCACCGTATTACCGGGCGTTGCTAAAAGCCCGCCGGCAACGCCGCCAACCATTTCAGCAGCCTCAGGCAAGACGCCAAATGCGTCACCCATATCTAACCCCGGCGGGTTGAAAACCGTCCGCCGTTGTGTGCGGGGGTCAGTATAAACAAAGTTATCACTGCCATATGGCATGGCATCGGGGTAAAAATTACGAATAGTTGCTAGGCGGTCCCGCTCTGTCGGCGCAGCACCCACTGCCGTTCTGGCCGCATAAGGTGCGCCCGATACTTCGTCAGGCGGCGTGTCTGTGATGTATTTATCAAGCAAATCTGCAAAAGCGTTTGCATCATCATTAACCGCCATTGTTTGCCCCCCTCAAAGCGTCTCTGAGCGCCTTTGCCTGATCATTTGATAAATTATCAAACGGCACTGACTTGCCTAATTCCAGAGCTTTTGCCTGCGATAGCTTTCTGATGTCTGCAGGTTTCATAGTCATCAGGGATGAAGGGGCAACCCGCGCAAGACCGCGACCTTCTTGAAGGTCGCCAAGCCTAGTTTTGCGTTGGTTCAGCGATTGTTGGAGAACCCTTAATGATCTCCTGAGGATTTTATCACGGACGCCAACCGGCTTGGCACTAAGCCCCTGCAAGTCCTCAAACGCTTTGCGCTCGCCATCTGAAAGTTGGCTGCCAAATAATGTTTTGAGCTGCGAAATGGCATATGTCATCAACAAGTTGTCGTATTGCATCATTCTGTTAGTTTTTTCGTTGGAAATTCCGAAAAAGGTCCCCAAATCCCTAACAGCTGGCTCGAATTTACCAACCGGCACCTGTGGGTTGAGCTTTATCAGCGTGTTGATATCCTCAATCGAATTTTCTATTTTGTTAATATGGCCAGTTAGTTCCACTGTTTCTTTTCGTACAGCTTCTGGGACATTAGTGTTTTTTGCCTGCGGTCGAGTAAGGTCGCTATTTTTTTGCGGCGGTACGTCTGGCCCATCTGGTGCTGGAACCTGTTGCGCTGGTGCAGCCGCTCCCTGACCAGGGGTTGCTGGTGGCTGCCCCACTTGTGAGGGTTGATAATTTTGCTGTCCCGGTAACAAAAGGCTTTTCGGGTCTATTGGCTGAGTAAACAATGGGCGGCCATCTGCGGAAAAGCCTGATTGTCGGGGCCTGGCCGCGCTTGCCTGCGCCATACGGACAACCATTTGCTCTTTTTGCGTAAGTGACTCAAAAGGTCTGCTGGCAAATTGCGACAAAACCTCTAATGGCTTTTTGTCGATTTCAAAGCTTTGTGAGTCGCCTTTTACCTTCAAACGGTTTGTCTCTGCTGTCATCAAGGCAATGCGGTTTCTAAATGAGTTTTGCGCCGCTTGCTGCTGTTGCCGCTTTATAAGCTGGTCGCGGTCTAATTGCTTCTGAGTTAGTGCGTCTGCCGCTTGTTTTCTGGTGAATGCATTGGTGGCTAAGCGAGCTGCTTGCTGCCCAACCCTTGTGTCAGGGAAACTAGCGGCGATGCTAGTTAAGGCATTTACGTCGCCACCGGCGGCCTTCAATGCCTGCTGCGCTTCCAGCTCTCGCTGACGAGCGGCTTGCGTCCTTCTATTCAGGGCCATGTCACCCAGCGACTTGCCAAGCTGCCCTAAGCCCGTCCCTAAAGTATTTAGCGGATTATCTTCAAGAATAGGCCGGGGCGCACTGATAACAGAAGGTGCACGAGCTGCACCAAGCAACCGTTGCTGTTCTCGCATTGCATTCGCGCGAACTGCGTCAGGACCAGTGGCCAGCAACCCGCCGCCGCGCTGTCTTAATAAAGCCATTTTTTATGCCCTCAATCCTGTCAGTAAACCACCAAGGCCGCCTAAAATTGAGCCAAAATTTAAAGGGCTGCGGCGCACCGGAACCTGCGCAAACTGACCCACGGGCGTCCCAGATAGCGCAGCCTGCCTGATCGCAAGTTGCTGCAGCGGAAAGCCCCTTTGCTCCAAAAATGAGGAATACTGGTCATCTAGCATTTGCTGCTGACGGTCACGCTCTGCCAGTCCAAGATTGCGCTGGGCGTTCGCAAACGTCATATCACGATTAAATCTGGCCTGGCTTGCTGCTCGTAAAGCATCTGCCGCCTGTAATTGTCGGCTCATTTGCTGACCCTGGGCAGCTTGATTACGTGCTGCCAAGTCTTGTGCGGCTGTTTGCGCTTGACCAAAACCGCTGGCCCGAAGCTGTGCGGCTGTGCGAGCTGCTTGGTCTAAAAACGCACGGTTGGTTTCAGCTTCTGCAACACCTTGGCGGCTACCACCAAAAGAGCCAGCCCCTACAGCACTGTCACCAACTTGATTAAGTGCCATTTGATTGGCACGGCCTAAATCAGCCAAAGTGGTGTCAATGACCTGGCTCGTGTACGGATTCATAAAGGCTTGCGTATTACCCATGATATCGCCAGCAGAAATCATAGGTGCTTGCGCCTGTTCCACGCGCTGAGCAATGCCACCGCCAAAGCCACCAAACCTGGATGGTGCCTGCCGGAGAAATGCAGCCGCATCAATTTCATCTTGGCTGATATCAGCAAAACGCTGACCCTGGTAAGGGGTAAATGGCTGATTTGCAATAGTACCAGCAATCTGCAAATTTTCGTCTGCGAACTGCTCGTACTCTGGCAAAATACGCGAGCTGGTATTTACTGTCCGTGAACCGCCGCCTTTACTCATAACCTTTTCTCCAGTACATGGTGTGGTTGCTCAAAGTCTTGCAACACACGCAGCCAGCCCTTACGGCCAACTAATTCAATTTTACTACAACCGTGCGCCTTCGCCCACGTCTCAATGTCGCTAAGAACCTGGCCAACCAGCTCTTTTTTGTCGCCCGCTGCCAGCCAAATCCGACAAGCATTCATGCGCGGGTATTCGATG